AACAAATAGAATCAATTATTGCTTCTCAGATTAAACCTGCTGTTGCAAGGCACGGTGGAATCATTAATTTTAAGAGTTATGACGACGGTGAATTACTACTAGAGCTCAGTGGAGCATGTGCAGGTTGCGCAGGTAGTAAGATGACACTCAAAATGGGTGTTGAAAGAATTATCAAAGCAAACGTTCCTGAAGTAGAATTGGTCGATGCAGTTGATGACGAAGATAGCGAAGTCGATCCATACTATGACAAGGGAACCGTAAATGTCCTTAATTACAAAGACGTTTGATTACCAGCCAATAAACAGAAAACAAGTAGACGGTAAAAGAAAGTACATGACGCCTGACGGAGGCGCTGTTGCTAGTGTTACTACTATACTTGATGCTACTAGTGATAAGTCAGGACTTATTGCGTGGCGTAAACGTGTTGGCGAAACTAAAGCAAGAGAAATTACAACCGAAGCGGCAGGCGTTGGAACACGTATGCACAAGTACTTAGAAGACTACATTGAGTTTGGCGAATGGCCTACTCCAGGTAGCAATCCATTTGCTAAGAAAGCTCACGCAATGGCTACACAAGTACGTGACAATGCAATGGTTGATGTAGACGAAATATGGGGCAGTGAAGTTGCACTATATGTTCCACAGATGTATGCTGGTACTACTGACTTAGTTGGCAAGTACAAAGGCAATCCGTGTATTATGGACTTTAAACAGACTAATAAGCCTAAGAAGCTAGAGTATGTACAAAACTACTTCTTACAGCTAGTAGCATACGCAGAAGCACACAACGAAATCTACGGCACTAACATACGTGAAGGACATATCTTTATGTGTAGCCGCGGAGATGACGGTATGGAGCTCGGAGGAGAAACATATCAACAGTTTGATGTATGGCCACATGAGTATGATGAGTGGCGTAACGAATGGTACAATAGAGTCTACACATATTACGAGAAGTTCGCATAAATACATAATAAATGCGTAGGAGATAGCAAGTGGCTGTTGTACAGATATCAAGAATACAAGTAAGAAGAGGTAAAAAAGGTACTAGTAATATCCCTCAACTTGCGTCAGGTGAAATAGGTTGGGCAGTAGATTCCCAAGAACTTTACATAGGAAACGGATCAGTAAGTGAAGGTGCTCCACAAGTAGGAAACACTAAGATACTTACAGCCGCTGATAGTATTTTTGAAATATCAAGTAGTTACGAATATAAGAGCGGAGTATCTTATATACAAACTGGAGCCACTGCCAAAGTACCTACTACTAGTTCATTACAAAAGCGTTTAGACTATGATGTATACGTTGCTAACTTTGGAGCAGAGCATGACACAAGTGTTATTCAAACTCCAGCATTACAACGTGCAATTGATAACATCTTTTTAAACACTAAATCATCTCCAGAGAACAGATATGTATTACATCTTGCTCCTGGTATGTATAAAATTGATAACAGTCTTAAGATACCGCCTTACACTACACTAAAAGGTGCAGGCAAAGACAAAACAATTATCGAACAAACTACTAACAATCCAATATTTGTTACAATTAACGGTTCTAGTACAGTAGGCAACTATGATACAACTACAGCACTAACAGCGGCTAACCAAGCAACTAATATAGAAATTAGTGATATGACACTACAATATCATAATGCCGCAACTAACATATACAACACAGCGATTGACTTACAAAGTAGTTTATACGGTCGCTTTTCTAACTTAAAAATTAAAGCACATTGGGACGGCGATGGTGTACAAGCAAACAGCATTGCTATTAACCTTAAGAGTTTTAGTGCTTCTATTAGATCAAAAGATAACTTATTTGAAAACTGTGACATTGAAGGCTTCTGTTATGGAGTGAACAGTTCTTATGATATCGAAGACAATTCGTTTAGAGATTTTACATTTAAAACATTATTAATAGGTGTACGTTTAGGTAACGGCATGCCAGCAGTAGACTATACTGATGCCACTGACCTTGCTGATAAATTAGGACAAGGTGAAGCATACGGTCCTAACAACACACTAATTGAAAACAGCACATTCAAAGAAATTTTTGCACAAGCATTTGTAGTTGACAAAGGATTTAGAAATACTTCACTTAACAACAAATACTATGACGTAGGTAATGATGGAGGTACGAGTGCAAACGTAACTACTTCCGTTATTAAATTTGTAACAGCAGGTAACCATACTTTAAATGATTACTTTCAGCGTACAGAAGATTTATCCTACGGAGCGGACTACGTTACTGTAAGTGATACAGGCGGCAATAACTGGGATAGCGACACTGTTGAATATCTACCAGAAGTTGAAGGCATTGCTACATTTGCAAATACTACAGTCCATTCAGTTACCCCAGTAAACACAGCAGGTAATTGGGCAACTGCCTTTAGGTTACCAGCTGATAGATCTAAATCATACGAACTCCAGTATCACTATAACAGTGACAACGTAAATGGTGCTCGTCATGGTACACTTAATGTTCTTCTTGACAAAGAAAACAACAATATTAGTGTAACAGATGATTTTGAGTTCATAGGTAACGATAATTCCGTATCAGGGGACGGAAATAACTTGACATTTAGAGGAAAGTTTGTTAATGTAGTTAATAGTACAACAGGAGCAGGACCAACAGTGTATATTGAAATGAAAAACGCTACGTCCGAGTCTACAGTTATACTACCAACTTTAACTTTTACTATTACGTCAAGGACTTAATGTTTACAAAAAAATATGAGGAACAACTTGCAAGTTGGAAGGAGTTCAGGGACTCTTTAGAGACCGCTGACGAGCCTTTCGAGCAAGTAATAGACTTTTACAAGCAAGCACCAAAGACTAGTATTACGTGTGATCCGTGGGATCAAAAAGCGTGGCTAGGACCGTGGGAGCTTTTGAGAGAGAATTGTTATTGTGACTTTGGAACCGTACTAGGTATGGCGTATTCACTACAGTTAACCGATCGGTTTGCTGGGTCAGAATTCGAGATACATATCAGTACAAACAGAAAACAATCAGAGACGCATTACCTTTTAGTCGTGGATAAATCCACAGTTGTTGGCTACAATGGTGAAGTCGTTTCTCATGAGGAATTACCAGATGCACTTCACTCGCAAAGAGTCTATCACTTACAAGAGCAACAATAAATACCTCGTAACAAAAATAAATTATTAGAAGAATTATGAAAGAACAGGAGACGCAAATGAGTAATGGCATTCACATTGTAAAACGAAACGGTAGTAAAGAACCAATTAACATTGACAAGATACACAAAGTAGTGGAACATGCATGTGAAGGCATTTTTGGAGTAAGTAGTAGCCAAATTGAAATGAATGCTAACTTACAATTTTATGATGGAATGAGTACAGCAGAGATTCAAGAGATTATGGTACGCAGTGCAAATGATCTTATTTCATTAGAAAATCCAAATTATCAATATGCGGCGGCAAGACTATTAACTTACGGGTTATACAAAGATGTGTTTGGAGAGTTCCTTGCACTACCATTTATAGATATTATTAAAGCAAACATTGAACGTAAAGTATATGACGCAGGCATTTTAGATTCTTATACAGAAGAAGAAATTGCATCATTAGATGCTTACATTAAGCACAAGCGTGATGAGAACTTTACCTATGCAGGCATGCGTCAAGTAGTTGACAAGTACTTGTGTCAGGATAGATCTTCAGGACAAATATTTGAGACTCCCCAGTTCATGTATATGATGATTGCGGCTACATTGTTTGCTAACTATCCAAAGGAAACACGTATACAATACGTGAAACGTTATTATGATGCAACATCATTATTTAAAGTTAACATACCTACGCCAGTTATGGCAGGAGTACGTACTCCAATACGTCAATTTGCTAGTTGTGTTCTCGTTGACAGTGACGACACTCTTGACTCCATATTTGCTAGTGATATGTCTATCGGACGATATACCGCGCAGAGAGCAGGAATTGGTATCAATGCTGGACGTATACGAGGCGTTAACGCAAAGATTAGAGGAGGAGAGGTTGCACACACAGGAATAATTCCGTTCCTTAAAAAGTTCGAAGCAACTGTACGTTGTTGTACACAGAATGGTGTACGTGGCGGCAGTGCAACTACACACTTCCCGTTTTGGCATCAAGAGATTGAAGACATCCTTGTACTAAAGAACAACAAAGGTACAGAGGACAATCGTGTACGTAAACTAGACTATTCAATTCAGCTTAACAAAACTATGTATGAAAGGTTATTAGCCGGCGGCGATATAACTCTTTTCTCGCCACATGATGTGCCTGGTTTATACGAAGCATACTTTGGTGATCCAGATGAGTTTAATGAACTTTATGAAAAGTATGAACGTGCTACAAGTATCAAGAAGAAAAAGATCCCAGCTATGGAATTGTTTAGTGCGTTGATCAAAGAACGTGCAGAAACAGGACGTATCTACATTATGAATGTTGATCACTGTAACACACATAGTTCGTTTGAAGATAAAGTTTACATGAGTAACTTGTGTCAAGAGATTACACTACCAACTAAGCCACTTAACCATATCGATGATGAAGAAGGCGAAATTGCTTTATGTATTTTAAGTGCTATCAACGTAGGTACACTAAAAGAACTAGATGACCTAGAAGACTTATGTGACCTAGCAGTAAGAGCATTAGAAGAAATTATTGACTATCAACGCTATCCAATTAGAGCGGCAGAAGTTAGTACAAAAGCAAGACGTTCACTAGGGGTAGGCTACATTGGACTAGCACACTATCTTGCTAAGAATCATGTTAAGTACGAAGACAAAGAAGCATGGACACTAGTACACAATTTAACAGAAGCGTTCCAGTACTACTTGTTAAAAGCAAGTAACAAATTAGCACAGGAAAGAGGTGCTTGTGAATACTTCAACCGTACTAAATACAGCAAGGGCATTCTTCCTATTGACACTTATAAGAAGGATGTTGATGCAGTAGTAGAGAATAAGTTACATTATGATTGGGATACTTTACGAGTACAGATTAGGGAACACGGGCTCAGGCACAGCACATTGTCCGCACAAATGCCTTCGGAGAGCAGTTCCGTTGTGTCGAACGCTACCAACGGAATCGAACCTCCTAGAGGTTACTTGTCCGTTAAGAAAAGCAAAAAAGGGCCTCTTAAGCAGATTGTTCCACAGTATCAAACTCTAAAGAACCACTACACGTTGTTATGGGATATGCCAAGCAACGAAGGTTATATTAATGTAGTAGCAGTAATGCAAAAGTTCTTTGACCAAGCAATTAGTGGTAACTGGAGTTACAATCCAACACACTACGAAAACAATGAAGTGCCAATGAGTGTAATGATTAAAGATTTACTAACAACTTACAAGTTAGGTTGGAAGACAAGTTACTATCAAAACACTTATGACTATAAGGAAGATCCTAGTGAAGGATTTGTTGAAGAAGAGTTACCAGCTTTAGAAGCAGGTGTAATAGATGAAGATGGCGAATGTGAGGCATGTGCAATTTAATAGTTGACACAGCTCTTAAAAGAAGTTACAATACAAGAGCGATGATAAGGAAGTAAGAGAAATGGCTAAGACAGTTTTTAATAAAGAAAAAGTAGATTTCACCAAACAGAATATGTTCTTTGGTGCTGATCAGAATACACAACGTTATGATGTGTTTAAGTTCCCTGTGTTTGATAAACTAAATCAAACTATGCTAGGATACTTTTGGCGTCCTGAAGAAGTAAGTTTGCAAAAAGATAGAGCTGACTTTACTAACTTTAGACCAGAGCAAAAACATATCTTTACCAGTAACCTAAAGTATCAAACACTGCTTGACAGTGTACAAGGACGTGGACCGTGTTTAGCATTTTTGCCACACGTAAGTATTCCTGAACTAGAAGGTTGTATTGTTACTTGGGACTTCTTTGAAACAATTCACTCACGTAGTTATACACACATTATGAAGAATGTATATGCTGACCCAAGTGAAGTATTTGATACTATTCTAGATGATGAAAAAATTATTGCTAGAGCACAAAGTGTTACTAAGCATTACGATGCATTTACAGAAGCCGCTGATGCGTATACACATCGCAACAAAGGCAACATGCGTGATGTTAAGAAGAAACTTTATCTTGCAATGCAAACAGTAAACATCTTAGAAGGTTTACGTTTCTATGTAAGTTTTGCATGTACGTTTGCATTTGGCGAGCTAAAACTAATGGAAGGCTCTGCAAAGATTATTTCATTAATTGCTCGTGACGAAGCACAACACTTGGCACTAAGCACACACGTATTAAAGTTGTGGGCGCAGGGCAAAGACGATCCAGAGATGGCAGAGATTGCTAAAGAGTGTCAAGAAGAAGTATACGACTTATGGCGTGAATGTGTTGCAGAAGAAAAAGACTGGGCAAACTATTTGTTTAAAGACGGTAGTATGATTGGTCTTAATGATACACTACTACATCAGTATGTAGAATACATTGCTAACAGACGTTTGAAAGCACTAGGTATGAATGCAATATTTGATGCACCAGTAAACACTAACCCGCTACCATGGACACAGCATTGGCTGTCTAGCTCAGGCTTGCAAGTTGCACCGCAGGAGACAGAAGTTGAAAGTTATATCATTGGTGGTATCAAACAGGATGTTGACAAAGACAGCCTAAAAGGATTTAGTTTATGATAACCATATATGGTAAACCTGCTTGTCCTTATTGCGATAAAGCAAAAGCAATGTGTGAGAAGTATAATTTAGAATACGAGTACAAGCAACTAGATGTAGATTTTACTCGAGAAGACTTATTTGAAACATTTCCAACTGCTAGAACATTCCCACAGATTATTATAGGTGGAAACAAAGTAGGTGGTTATGAACAAATGGTTGCATATATTGATAACACAGGGTACAATGGTACCGGATTTACTCTATAGGTGATAGATGCTAGTAAACCCAGAAACTTGTAAAATATTCAATCTTCCAAATGTTGGATATATGGTAGACACAGTACCGCAAGAAATAATGCAAGCAGTAAGACAAGAAACAGATGGTATATTTGAATCAAACTTTACAAACAGTGCTCCTAAGAATCAAGACTTAGTAGGACATATTGATAAAGAGTTTGAGATGACTAGATGTAATAGTATACTTGAACCATATGTACAAGAAATGACTCGTGTATATCAAGATGTGTTTAAGTATTCTACAATACAAAGATCTGAGTTAGTAAGCCTTTGGGCAAACTACCAAGAGAAGTACGAGTTCAACCCTATACACGATCATGACGCAGATATAAGTTTTGTGATATGGGTAAAGATTCCTTACAATAAGGAAGACGAACAAAAACAATTTACAAAAACAAACGAACGAGCAGTAAACGGAGAATTTCACTTTATTTACTCTGACGTATTCGGCAACCGAGGATCATTATGTCCTCAAGAACAAGAAGGCGGTATTGCTTTATTTTCTTCAAAGTTGCAACACATGGTGTATCCATTTTATACATCTGATGAGTACAGAGTAAGTGTAGCAGGAAATCTACTGTTTGAAAACAGCACATACAGGAAATAATATGTTATTAGAAAAACCAATTTCATCAGGCGACACAGTAAGTCTAAAATTAAACGCAGGCGAAGAAATCATTGCCAGATATGATTCAGAAGATTCTGATGTAGTTACACTTCACAAGCCAATGGCATTAATTGCACAAGGACAAGGTCTAGGATTAGCACCATTTATGTTTAGTGTTGACCCTGATCATTCAAAATTTAAGATCAAAGCAAACGCAATAGTATGTATAGCAAGAACTGAAGAAGGACTTGCAAAGCAATATACTGAAAAAACTACTGGTATTGTAACTTAACCTAAAGCACCACAGAGTCCGATAAATATACTAAAGGATAGTATATGATTAGACGTGGTGCACCATTTGATAAAGATAACTTCTTTAATATTCCGCCTGTAGATGCGGGAGAAATAAAACCACTATATACGTCTAAAGTTGATAGAGTTGACGGTGAACCAATTACCCAAACTCCGTCTAATTACTTTGATGGTGGTTATATTCCATTAGCAGGTACAGCGACTTACGATCCTAATGTTACTTACGGACCAAACAGTCCATTGATAGAGGATTAATAAATGTCGGAAGACTCTACGCCAGATCGCGGTAGTATATTAGTAAGACGCGGACCAACAGCAGATAGACAAGCATTTACACCGCTTAATGGTGAAGTTATCTACGACACCGAAAACGATCAACTGTATATAGGTGATGGTGTAACAAGTGGAGGTAAGCCTGCATTTGGTGATAAGATAAAAGTTGATGTAGTTGGCAACGTAACTGAAATAATGATGCGTGGCGAACAAGATCGTCCTAGTCCAACTGATGGTTTATTTAGATACAATCCTAACACACAAAGTTTAGAATATTCTGATGGCGAAGACTACTATCTAGTAGCAAGCACACCATTCCAAACAAGCACCAATGTATTATTTGTTAGTCCTAACGGTAAGGATGATAACACATACGGCGAGAAGCGTGGTAGAACTCCAGGGACAGCATTTGCTAGTTTAAATGCGGCTTGTAGAGAAGCAGAACGTGTTGTTAATAGAGCAAGCAAGGGCTTAGGTCCATATCAAAAGTTTATTACATATGACAGTCAAGTAAGCCAAAAGAAAAGTACTATCATAGCAATAGCAGACCAAGGCGACTTTAAAGTTCTTAATGTTGGCAAAGGTGCTAGTTTCTTAGATGCACAAACAGAGTTACGCAGTGGCTTTAGAATACTTGGTATGACTAGTGGTGCAACTGCTATTATAGAAGAATACAATATACAATCAACAGAGAACTATGATGAATTTATTGTTAATGTTGAAGATGGTACATTTGTACAAGGCGAGGAACTAAAGTTTGGCAATCCTATTCCAGGAGTTCCATACAGTGCATTTAAAGCCGCAGGCACATCTTATCCTGAAATAACAATTAGAGTTGAAAGTGGAATTTACTTTGAACACTTTCCAATGAAGGTTCCAAACAATACTTCTATTAAAGGTGATGAGTTTAGACGTAGTATTATTAGACCACGTCCTGGTGCAAGTGCTAGTCCATATGCAAACATACGTTTTAAAAGAGATGCTGTAAACCTTGGACTAGATCCAGCAGTAGTTGGCAATCTTCCTTTTGGTGCTCACTACCTAGCAGACCGTAACAATCACATATACAACTATGCAGAAAATGTAGGCGACTATGACGAAGCATATAAAACATTAAGTACAGCGTCAACAAAGAAACAACTAGCAGACAGCACAATTAATTTTATTACTACAACGTACCCAAGTTTAGTATATGATGTAGCAAAGTGTAGACGTGACGTAGGTTATATAATTGATGCCGCGGCATTGGATATGTTATATGGAGGCTTTAATGAAACATTATTTGCCGCACTAACATATCAAGGACAACTACCAGGCGATCAAGTTACAGAAACAGCGGCGGCTATAGACCATCTAAAAACACAAACAAGTATGTTACTTGAAAGTGCTGAACAAAGTGTAGTTGAAGACTTAATTGGTTCAGTAGCAGAAATAATTAGAGGAAACTTTAACGCACCTAAAGACAATGATGAGATGGATGTGTTGTTAATGAATGACGCAACTATCATAAGAAATATCAGTGTACAAGGGCATGGCGGATTTATGGAAGTGTTAGATCCAGAAGGACAAATACTTACTAAGTCACCTTATACACAAACAGCATCAAGTTTCTCAAAATCAAAAGCACCTGATGTAAGTTTTGCAGGTGGTATGTTTATTGACGGATTTGCTGGTAACTTAGATGCACGTATTAAACAAATAAACAGTCCAACTGAAATTGTTATTGATAATGTGTTTAGACAACCACAAACTCCAACTAGTTTCTTTATTGACGGCACACGTTTTCAAATAGACAAAGCAGACACAGTAGGAGTAGGTGCAGGAGAATATCGTCTTATTTTAAACGATAACACACCTTGGACGCTTGCTTACTACCAAATTGTAAACGAGACCGCTGTAGCGTTGCCTACGGTGCCCTACAACATAGAAATACTTACTGCTGGTAACATCAGTATGTTAGGTAATGACTTTACACAAATTAACGATTTAGGTTATGGTGTGTACACAACCAACAATGCACGTTCAGAGCTTGTTAGTGTATTCTGTTACTATAACCACATAAGTTATCTAGCAGAGAATGGATCAGACATACGTTCATTAAACGGTTCAACAGCATACGGTGACTTTGCTCTTGTTGCTAAAGGCAGTGATCCATTAGAAGTAAGCGACCAAGTGTTTGTTGACCAAGATACAATACAAATTGGTACAGCGTTTACTACATCAGACTATCCTAACGAACAAAACGATACAGTACTTTATGTTACTAACTTAGATTACGAACCATTTAATGTAAGTGAAGTTGAAATAGATCACAATGGTGGCACCGACTTAGAAAACGAACCAGTATTCTTAAACAGATATGAAGTAACAAGTGTTACAGCAGTTGACGGAACAAGTCCACAAGTTTATCAACTTAACATTGCAGTCGGTATAGCAAGTAAACCTGGTATACAAGTTGACGTTCCTAACGCAACTAATGTAATTATTAGAAATGGACAAGTTGTTAAGTACAACGGCATTGTAGATGTTAACCCAACAAGACCTAGTACTGCTCTTGTATATGATGATGACCCAGACAAAGTATATCGTGTAC